CAAAGCATGAACTTTACCGGAGAACTTATCCAAGCACAGAACCCTAGGGACTGTGTTGGTAAGGACCGAAAGAGTTCCCCTTGGGACCGGCTGTTGCCAGTCCTGGGAAACCCTAATCCTTTAGATAGGGCCAATAGGCTCTTCTATAAGATGCCCCATGGAAGTATCCTATCGGAAACTTACAAGGGAAAGTCTCTTTCGAAACAAAAGTTTCAAAAGAAAACAAAGTACTTTAATCAACGACAAAAGTCGGGTCTTAAAGTAATCCTCACCCGGGACTTTGGTCTGGGAACGAGGCTAAGTGAGGTACTGATTAATAGACCAATAACTCACTTTAAAAGAATCGAAGAATTCATAAATGGATTGGTCGATTCTCTATGGCTGGCAAACGAGCAAGTATTCTTACACGGTTCCAGTGAACTTTCTCTAATTAAAAAATTAGTTAGAAAAGTTTTCTCAGTAGGTTCCTCAAATCTGAAGGACCTAGTTGATCAATGGAAAGAATGGGGAAATTTCCTATTCCATACATTAGCCTTAACCACCACTATTGGGGAGCTTAAGGTACCAGCGAAAAATAATATTTTTCGTCTGTTAAACGGTATAGACTATATTAATCGTATATACCGAGGAGAGTTCAATATGTTGCTATTGCAGCATGTTGCACATCTTACCTCAAGCCGCCAAATGCCATATATGGGATTGGCGACTGAGTTGATAGCTAGACAGAAGTTCAAATATGTTCTTCAGTCTAACTATAGACCGCCTGATGATTTTATATTTAAACTCACCATGGCGTCTAGGAGGGTTGGAGCAATCTGTAGAAAGCTCAGACCTATCCTTAATTCTGGAGAATCTCACATATCTGTGACATCTTCAGGAGAGTTCGGACACCCGATCACAGATGGTGGTCAGGCGGCCGCAGTAGTTGATGCTATGAGAAGAATACTTCTCACGGTGCCAACTGAAGACCATTTAGAGAATACTCCATTTGGTTTAGCAAAGCACTGTAATGGTATACCATTATGGAAAACTTTGTTTAGAAAAATACCTGCCCCACCGGAGCAGGTTTTTCTCGAAAGCTACTACTTAATAAAGGAGCAGCCTGGAAGATTCCGTGGACTAGATGAGTACACGGGATCTCAAATACTGTACGTAGCATGGAAGGAATACCATCCACTACCAGTAACACGTGTTGAAGTTGTCCCAGAAATGGGAAACAAAGCACGTCATATCACAATTTCAGAATACTGGTTAAATGTGATACAATCTCCATTGTCTCATCTATTGATCGATTCAATGAAGTATCATCCTTCTGTATTCTCAAGTTTTCACCGACAGGATCAAACTTGGGAAGCAGTCAAGGCATTATGCCGCATGAAGGAGCTATCGCTCCCAAAGGGGCATGCAGTGCTTTCTAGTGACCTAAAGGACGCTACAAACGCACAACAATGGGAATTGACAAAATCAATTCTCAAGGGTTATATTCAGGGTTCTAAATTATCATTTAGGACCGAATATATAGATCTAGTTTTAGGTACTATAGGACCTAGATTAGTTCTATTCTCGGATGACACTTCAGTGGTATCCAAGGTCGGAATCATGATGGGTGAAGCAATAGCAAAACCCTCATTAACACTACTCAATCTATCGATTGAGGAATTATCCTTTCTACAGTATAATAATGCTGAGGAAAGACTTTGGATGGATGAACCTGCGCCCTATAGGGATTGGAGATTCATTCATATAGGAGGTGATGATCACATGGCAAAAGGACCAACACCTTACCTTGACCTGATAACAAGTAATCACGAGTTAGCGGGTTCACACATCTCTCCTGGACAACATGGTTATTCAAGAAGATGTGTTAAATATACAGAAAGATTACTAAATCTAGAAAATCTTCAGTATAAACAACCTTTCAACCGAAACGACTATAGTCTTTCCATTATCGTGGATTCAGTGAAAGTGAGACTTATTGAGCGTGGTCAATCGACCATGATCAAGAAGGATAACAAGAATGTTGCGATTGGTAAATCACAACAACTTGGTGGATGTATCGAATGGTTACCGAAAGATAGCCGCTTCTTTACAGAAACGAAAAAGGCAAGTATACGAGCCCTCTTCGTAGAACGTATGGGAGACTTACTACCTAGAAAGGCGGTAAACCCCCGTGCGTTTGCAGCCATACACCTTCCTACAAAAGTGGGGGGGTATGGTTTAGGTATGTCTCATGAGTTACAACAGTTTCTCAAAGATTCACCTGAACCCCATAAAGGACTTATATATAAGGCATTTTTGGGATTTAATGTTAAATCTGACTTAAGAATCTTTCGTCAGCTTAACACAAATACCGCTGTACGTGGAATTGAAAGTATTCAAGAACTACAGGAGCGGATCATTGGTCAGTTGAGTGATTACCCTAACATGATCAATGCAATTGAATGGAGGGAGGTGCTACAGCGCTTTCCAGATCCAAACAATAATGCTCGCAAGACAATAGCCTTGGCAGCAGACAATGGAATTCTATCAATAGAAGAATTCGCAAAAAGAGCTACTAGAGGAAATCTCT